TGTAGTTTTTGTAACCCTCCAGTTATTTAATATGTTATCAGGTCGTTCCCATTTACCGCTTTCATCATGCGCTAATATTTTAAGCTTTTCACCATCGTATGAGTTATCTCCTGTATTTTTCCAATCTATAGTAGTATCAAGACCTTGTAATTCTCTTAGTTGTTCGTTTGTTTCTAGTTTACGTCTAGTAAGTTTTGAAGCTGGGACTCTATATGCCAATTCGGTCTTAGGACGATCCATACCATCCTGGATCGGCTTGAAGAAAAACGGATAGTTAACGGATATCGGGACAACTTTATCTGTGAACATTTTTTTAGCATCTGCTCCAGTTTTTGAAAGGATGCCGAATCTGGCATCTGAAGATATTGTGGCTTGGTTAACCAGTTCTGCTGAGGACATAAAAGAAAATCCAGACCGTCTGTTTTTAAGATAGCACATCCCATAACATCTAGTATCTGCTTTGCATGCCTCCCAAAATATAAAGAAGAGTCTGTTGGCTTCTCTATAATCTGGAGATCCAACATCGATTTTTGACCATTGCAGGTACATGTAGTGAGTGCCAGTAATATAAGTACTAATCCCATTATTATAGAACCAATAACCCTGTTCTCTGTATCTAAATTCTTCATCAATATAATCGTACCATTTTTCTTTAAAATCTGCAGGATAATCTTCCCAGTCAAATCTAGTTTTTATTCTAGCTAATTCTTTAGGGTATTCTTGTTTTTCCCAATATTGCTTCTCCTTAACTTCGCTTCGTTTAAAAGGTTTATTTTCTGCTGGTAAAGCAATACGGAGGTTTTGAATTTCAATGATCTGTCCAATTTCACCTGTTTTGCTTATACATATAAAATCATATTCAGAATTAAAACCATATTCCCATTTTTTATTTTTATTCTTTTTTTTGAGAATAGATGGATTAACTACATCTTTTATTTCCTTCCACAATGTTTGATCGTAACTCATTTGCTACGCCCTTCTGCAAAGCCTTTAAATGATCTTTCTTCTTTAACTTCTTCTTTAGGTTTCCCATCAATCAAATTCTCTTCTTCCTCGATCTTTTTTAAAATCTCAAAAGCATCCATTATAGCTAGTTTTTTAGTGGCAGCCGCGTTCTTGAGTCGGTCCGCAGATACATCCTCCCCCGTATCTACAATCGGCTCCTTCGCTACTTTTATCAATTCCTTCACCGCCATTTGTCCAGCTTGGATTATATTCTTTTTCGTTTCCTTTACGTTCATGTGTTAAAGCAATATTATTAGATTTCATACAATATAGTTTTTCTCCATTTATAACAAACTCAAACTCAGAATTAGGAGAAAATGTAACAAGTTCTCCTGGTGTAATTCCTAGAGCTTCTAAGGACTTATTACTAATTTTTAATATACCAAGTTGAAGTGCTTCTTTTTCTGTTCTCAGATGGTCTGTATTAGATACTGGAGCTACAAAGCAATAATCTAAATGAGCTTTACCATTATACATATACAGTTGAAGAGGATCACAAAAATACATATCATCTTTAAAATATGATCTGCTGTTCTTTTCTCTTCCTTTTACGTCGTAAAATCTTCTAAAAACATTATGGTGAACTAAAACTTTATCACCTTTCTTAACTTTGGTTTTATAAGCTAGTGGTGTTGCTATAACTACAGCTTCTTTACTAACACTTTGAAAAGTTTCAATTTTAGTATTTAAAATTAATTCTTTATCTTCGATAGTTTTTTTATTATTGTATCTCCCTTTTACAGGAGACACAATAAAATCATATAAACTATTCATTAGTAATTTAAATCAAATTCAACAGCTATAGCCATATTGGAATTAAATTTTTTCCATGGAAGAATCTCATCATTTTTTTTAATATAAATTAAATAATCTCCTTCATTTTCATTTCCAATTATATCACATATAGTATGGCCACCCCAAACTTCTTGCCCCACAGCATAATGCATAGCATCATTTTTATAATCAGTACCAATACTGATTTTTCTAATATTAGACATCAGCTGTTTCTTTCTTTTCTTCTTCTATTAGAGTATAAGATCCATCTTCTATATTTACATTTATAGAACCATACTTGCTTTCAAGATCTTTTTTAAATTCATTTATCTCCTTGTTTATTTCTGCAACCTCGTGTAAAGCAGCGTGTTTGTTAGCTTCTAATACTCCTACTTGGTGCATTAAATCGTTAATTTGAGATCTATGATCTTTAATTGTTTTTAATTCTTCTTCTGTTATTTTTTTCATTTTATTAAATTTAATTGTTTAATTACTACGATATAAAGTAGTATGATTTTGTTGCATTCCAATTAGCTATATGTGTTGATGAAGGTATATCCGCTGAATATACAGCACACATTCCTAATTTTCCTTCAAATTCATATTGATTAGTACTTCCAGCAGCGCCATAAGCAAAATCATTCCATGTGCCTTCGCTTATAGTAACACTAATAGTTTCCTCATATAAACCATCAGAATTTATGTTAATTTGCTGACCATTGAAACCAGTAATAGTGCCACTAGCATTATCAAAAGTTTCTTGACAACCTATATAAAAAGTACAAGTATCATTTACATCGTTTATAGAAACACCATAGTAAATCCATACACTTTCCAAATTGTTAGCGCTTGTTAAAGCTGGAAAATTACTATAATTTTGACCACTATTATAAAGAGAAAATCTTCTACTATCTATATACATAGCTTCGTCATCATCTTTGTCTCCATCTAAAATCCCTACATAGCTACCAGTTGTAGTGCCAGGTACAACTTGTAACCACACTCCTGCTGACCAATCTGCTCCAAAAGCTGCAGGAAAAGTACCTGAATTAAAAGCAGAGCTACTATTAGAACCATCACTTCCAAACACAAAGTGCGCTGGTATTTCATTTGCGTCGTCTCTTGCTACAAATTGTACATCATCAAGATCTGTTCCTGCTCGTGTAAGATCTCCTATTAAGTTGTTTCCAACATTACTATTTTTCCATGCGCCTCCTGTTGGAACATCTCCTACACTTCCTTCATATGTACTAGGAACATAAAAAGATACTAGATTAGTTTTACTAATTGGGGGTATATATATTGGATCTAACATATTATTTTCAGGCCACCAATAAAAAGTGCTTCCATCATAGAAAAATTCTAATAAACTAGGGTTTACTTCCGATAATATTATATTACCTCCAACTGCTTTACTGTTTGCTGGTAAAATAACATTAGCACTAGTAGTTGGAATAATTTTCAATGATCCAGAATCTCCCGCTGAAAAATTAGTCATATTTAGAGTGTTGGGAGTTGGTAAAGTTGCTGTAGGTGTTAATTGAGCACTTATTCCAGAATCAGCATCCCACGTAACACTTGTGCCAGGAGTTAAAGTTTGAAAACTAGCACCACCGCCACCAGCAGGTAAAGTAACTGTTTTAACGTTAGCTGCAGTAATATGACCTTCTGCAGAAGTAGTAACAGAATCTATACAAGTAAAAGTACCTCCAGCAGCTGGACTAGCCGATGAAGCGGTATCTGTACGTGTTACATCGCTATGCTCCACTATTAACTCATTACCATTTCCTTTTGTAATACCTATTACGTCTCCTTGTGTAAAAGTAACACTAGTTTGAGAAGCATCAGAACCTTCCAGTCGTATATCAGTTGTAAGTGCAGGAACCTCAATAGTATAAGTAGTGTCACCATCTGTTGATGCTGCCCATGCTGGAGCATTGTTTACTATTTTTAATACTTGATCATTAGCACCAATATTTTTTGTTAATTGCGTAACATCTAAAGCTAAAGAAGTTTCTAATTCATCTCCAGATATTTTTACGTTTTGACCAGCTGCTCCACCACTAGCCGTACCAACAGCAGCAATAGCTGTTATGTTAGATATGTCGCCTCCGTCTACTTGGAGAAAATCACTTATTTTTGTATCACTCATTTTTTATTGTATTTGTGTTAGCACTTTACTTGTGTCATCTTGCATTAATACTTTACTTCCATCTTCTAATAATACAAAGTATCCTACTGGAGGTGGAGGTGGGCCAGGATTACCTCCAGGCCTAGATGGACCAGGTAAAGTTGCTATATCCGGCACTACCATGCCGATTCCCATTTTCATCTTAAAATAGTGCTAATACGTTAGTAACATCTGTCTCTTGCTGTGTGCCTGTAGCATCGTCAGCTTTAAATAATATGTCTGTAACTAGTATTGGTAAAAAAGAACCAGCTGTACATCCTTGAAAAACAGCTTCAGATCCACCTTCAAGTTTAACACATAGTGTGCCATTTGTTCCTTTGCCACCTACATAAACAACAGCTCCTCTACCTTCCGTATGAGGTAAACCTAATTCATCAACACTAAAAATAGTTGTTTTTGCATTTTTAGTAAAAGTTAAAGCTGATGGGCTTGTATTACCTTTTCCTGGATTTATTATTGTCCACGCTCCAATTTTACCTTCACTCGTCACTGACGTAACCCTTATGCTGACAGAATTAGTAGAACTTTTTAATATTTCATTTGGAACTACATCGTCTATAGCATTTGTATTAGTCAAACTTAATTTTCTAGCAAAACCGTATGTAGTACCTGAAGCACTCCCAAAATCCAATGGTATTGCATCATGAGCAAATACACGCGGTTGAGCTGCTTCATTACCTTCTAAACCTCTCATTTTTTAATTTTTAATTTTTGTTATTTTTTCCGCGCCTCTACTTCCAAAGTACGCTACATAAACTGTAATTAGCAAAGCTTCTAGTAAAGAAACCCAACCATCTTTTATTTCTAATAGTATAGTTGAATCTAATACTATAAATATTGTCATTGCTAAAGTGAGAAATATAAGGGTCATAGGTCTAGTATTCTTACTTAACCATGAATCACTTTTCATATCACTAGCCCAACGACTAGAAATATTTTCCATTTCAGCTATATCTTGATCTAACAACTTCAAAGCCATCTCTTTATCTTCAGGCTTAATATTAGAATCACTTGATATTAAATTTTTTACTATACCATATGCTCCGTTACTAGGTAATATGTCTCCAATAGTGTCTAATATCTTTGGAGCTTTTTCTTTTAAAAATATTCCTACCTTAGTTTCTTTAAACTTTTTCTTGTCTTTTTTCATTTAATCTTCATATTGATCATATCGATTGTTATGAATAGTACTAGCTGAAATCACTGGTCCTACTTGTCCTTGTCCTACATCATTTTGAAATATTCTTTTGTTTGATATATTATCATGAAAGTGTTGAGTTGACCAGGTTTGTGTTCCAGGATTAAATCTTAAACCACCACCTTCTTCATCATCCCAAGTTCTATTTCTAGATCCACCCCATTTATTTGCAAAAGTAGCATTTTCTTGACTATTAGCCCAAGCTCTTTCATATTGACGCGTTCTTTCTGCGCTTACAGCATTAATTAAATTTGAATTAATTTCTGGATTACTTAAATTATACGATGTACTAAAACCTCCTTCATCGTCATCCCATTGTGCATATTGATATTGATTTTCTGTAGGGCTCCATCTGACTGAATATCTTCCATTATCATCACTCCACTCCCTTGTAGGATTTGTAGTGCCAGGCGCACTAGTCGAATTTAAACCTTGAGTAAAATCAAACATAGATCCATGAATGTCTCGTTGCTCTCTAAACGTAGCTATATCTTGTCTTAAGTCTTGTCGTAGAGCATATTTATTTGGATATAATACATTTCCTTGATCATCTTTTACACCTTTGTAAGTATTCCAAAGTTTATCTGTAATAGCATCTAAATTTGTTAATTTATCTTCAGGACGAGCTCTAGTTAAAACATTATTATTATAACCTTGAGTTACGATGGGTTGTCCTTGTCTACCAAATCCAACTTCTTGACTTAACACATTACCTACGTCAGTAGTATTTGTATAAGTAAAATCACCAGTTATAGGATTCACGGTTCTTGTCATATCTGGAATTAGAGTAGGTGGTGGTGGTGGTGGTTGTGGCGTTGGACCCGAACCTGTAGCAGTATTATTTTCTTGAATGTTAGGTTCAACCACATTAGTAGGTAGCATAGTAGATTTTTCTACAGCTTTGTTAACTGACTGTTCTTCTTTTACAACTTGAGGTGTTTTAGCATTCTCAAGATCTACAGCTGGTTTTCTATCTGTAGAAGCTTTAGCATTATCACCAATAGATTTAATTTTATCAATTAATTTTTTACCTCTATATTTTTTCTCTTTAACTCTTTTAATCTTGTATTTTCCCTTTCGCTTTCTTTTACCAAAATCCCCATCTCCGTTTTTATTTAAAGGTGACTTACCAGCTTTAGAATAAGCTTCTTTTTCCCATGGTAAGTTCTTAGCTCCTTCTTTCATAGAATTTCTAGAGTATTTTTTACCTTTCCATATAACATTATTATCATCATAATCTAAATCCCCTCGCTGCATTTGATCTAAATGAACTGCTTCATGATCAACAATTTCTTTTATTTTAGCGGGAGAATTTACATTTTTATTAATGTGTATAGTTCCATCTTTATTAGCTTTACCTAATACACCGTCTTCCATTTCTACTTTTACTACTGGAGCATTAAAAGGATTTCTACGTTGCTTATACATTTTTATAAGGAAATTTTTTATTTAATTGTTGTTGACGTTTATTACAGCCACAGTCTTTTTCGCCACTAACCTTTTGTACTATCTTTTTAATACCTGTAGCTGTAGTGAAATTATGTATAGTATCTCCAAAACCGCTAGGTTTTTTAATATACTTACCCATTACTCTGATTTAAATGCTAATAAAAACTCTCTAATTCCCATTCCAAACGCAATTCCACTATATAATGAGTGACTGTGAGCGATTAATAATGCTCCTATTACTCCACAAGCTACTGCTTTTGAAAGTGGATGATTTATTACTTGTTTAACAGTTTCCATATTATTTATCTTTTTTATTACTTAATTTACCATCTACTTCTCTACACCAAAAAAGTATTTCATCTACTTTTTCTTCAAGATCTTCAATGTGCTCGGTTTGCCATTGTTGTTTTAAATCGTATTCCATACGTTTAATTTCAGATGGTGGTAATTTTTTCGCTTCTTCAATGTCTGACTGTAAAGAATAATACATTCCTACAAACATTGAGGTTACTACTATTATGCTCACTACGGTTTTAATATCTATTTTAAATTCCGTACCTTCTCCTATTTTCATAAATGCTTATACTCTTCTGTAGCGTTAAAAGATGGACATGCTTTTTTAGCAAAGTCGTTATGTGAGTGTATCACAGCTTCAGGATACATAGCTTTTAATGTTCGCAGTACTGCGGTTAAAGCTTCTTTTTGACAATCAAGTCTAGTATCTTTCGGGGTCTTACCATCAGTTTCCACGCCTCCGCAATAGCATATACCTATTGAATTACGATTATATCCCTTCGTGTGAGCCCCGATTCTAGCTATATCTCTACCTTTATGTATTTCTCCATATAGATCAATGTAGAAATGATAGCCTATGTCGCTCCATCCTCTACCGTCAACATGCCAACTACGTATTGTATCTACAGTGTAGTTTTCACCTTCCCTGGTAGCAGAGCAGTGTACAATAATCTTATTTATTTGTCTCATCTTTTCCTTTTTTCAACATCCACCATTTATGAGCTGTATATCCTATTGTGACCAATAGTAACATTATTTTTAAAACTGGTTCAAGCCAATCCATCATCGTAACACCAAAAGATAATGCGTTGAGGACATATAGCTTTATATCTTCCACTTTTATTTGTTCGCGTTGAGCACAGCGTTGCCTTTGTACTCTATGTTATCTATCTTTCTTAGAGTAGGAATAATATTAGTATTATTGCTTTTCATTACTCTTGTCCCTAATGGTTTACATCCGCAGTTTAATTTTACTCCTGCAGGCTTTTGTGTTTCTCCGTAGCTTGGCATAACTTTATGTTTTATTTTTTATTTTTTTTAGCCATCTTTTTGAAAGTTTTGGCTAGGTTATATCTTTTAGAACCTGGAGGACATGACTCACTACCGAATTTATCTCCTGTACAAACGCCTTCAGTTCCTCTTCTTTTTATATCTGCTGTTGCTTCTTGTATCCAACCTGTTTTTTTAAGTGGAGATTTAGCAGCATTCATTCTTCTACGATATTCTTCATTAGAAATAGGGTTAGATTTAAGAGTACTCATTTGAACTCTCCCAAAAGTGTCATCATCAACCCATTCTTTTGGACCAGGAATCATTTCGTAACTAGTAGTATCACCAGTAGTTTTATTTATTTTTTGTGATAACGCATAACTAGGTTTTGTTGCAACTTTGCTTTGAGCCTTTTTTTGAGGTGGATCTCCAGGTCCTCCATTCTTATTAAAAGGAGATGGTTGCCCAGGTGTTATACTTTGATCAGGATCTTGTCCTGGAATCATAGGTTCTGGATTTGTATTACCCATAGAACTCGCTAAGCCACTAAACTTTTGTTCGGTAGAGTTTTGTGAAGCTGATATTTTAGAAGGATCTTGATAGTTCATTGGATCATTCATCAGTATGTTTGAATTCACAGCTCTTCCAGCTCTGTTAGGTGATATTTCTTGTTCTGGCGCCGGAGCTTGTCCTGCATCTCCTTCCACACCTAATGTATTAGGGTTGAGATAATTCATTGGAGACTTGTCTCTTCTCTTTATTAATCTAGCTTTTTTCATTTCTAATTTTTTTTGCTCTTTACTCATCCCTGTTAAACCCATAGGTCCTGCGTCAGGTGTGTTTTTAATTTCTTGTTTTCTTTTTTTAAACGCATCGATAGCATTTTGTCTTTTAATTTTTCTTCCTTTTATAGCATCTTTACGTTGCTGCCAAGGGTTAGAACCACTCTGCGCTTCGACAGTAACATCTTCAAATTCTGCATCTTCATCATAGTACTTTCCTGGTGTTAGTTCTACTTCGCGAATACCTTGTCTTTCTCCTTGAGATGCTCCAAAATCTTTTTCCCATGAATTTCCTCGACGACGTTGTGGGTTTAAATCATCTGCTGCTGTTCCTGTTAAACCCGTAGCACCTGGAGTTTGACCACTAGGATCAGTAACTTGTGTTCCAGTACTATTAGTTTGAGTAGGATCAGTTGTTACTACTTGAGTTCCTCCATTAGCACTTATATTAAACTTAGCTGATTGAGCTAGATTTTGTTTTTGATCCATTATAGTCTGTCTTATAGTACTTCGGATTCCTTTGTTTATATGATCACTACCTGCCATTTGTTTTATCTTTTTTAAAATTAAGTAAAGCTTGTTTTAATACTTTATCCGAGTAACAAGATCCTTTCATAACTTTGTTAGTGATAGGAGATATGGGTATTTCTTCTTCTCCCATTAGTATTCTGTATATACGTGCTATTAACTGTTTTGACTTCATAGACACTTTATATAAATGAAATTTTTGAGTAGTTCTGTTTCTTTTTCTCCAAACTACTATCCAACCTTCTTTCAATAATCTATTCCACCGTCTATTATCCCAACTATAATAATAAGAACCTTCTTTAAAATCATTTTTATTAAAATAGTCAATGCTGTCTAAGTAAATTAAAAGTTCTAAATCAGCTTCAGAAATGTTTTGAGTTTTACAAATCCATTTTCTTACAAGTCTATAGTATTTAAGAATTTTTAACTCCCGCAAGTCAGAAGAAGTTATTCTCATAATACAATAACAATATCCTGCTCTTTAATCACTTTCCACGTTTTGTTATCTATTTCCACGTTGAAACCAGCATGTCGATCATAGTATATTTTATCATCTTTTTTAACTGCTTCAACTGCTTCTCCGATAACTACTGCTTTAGCTTCTCTATATCTTATGTCTTCTCGTTGGCTCTCATTTAATATTAAGCCACCTTTAGTTTTAACACTAGCTTCTTGAGCTTCTTCTATTACTATATATTTTCCTACTGCTCTCATGCTCTTATGTTATTAATAACACAATCGGTAGATAATATAGTAGTAGCTACTGAAGCCGCGTTTCGTAAAGCACTTTTAGTTACTAGTAAAGGGTCTATTATCCCTGCTTTAACCATATTTACCTCTTTTCCTGTAACCACATTTAACCCTTTGTTTTTAATACTGGGATAAACGATATCAAGACCAGCGTTTGTTAAAATAGTCTCATAAGGTGCTTTAATAGCTTTAAGTAGTATTCTCTCACCTTCACTTTTGGGATTTATATTAACAGACGCATTAAGCAAAGCTATTCCCCCACCTGGAACTATACCTTCTTTAATCGCGGCTTTTGTAGCACATATAGCATCTTCAACTCTATCTTTTTTTTCTTGTAATTCTATTTCAGAGTTTGCTCCAACTTTTACAACAGCAACCTTAGCTATTAATCTTCCTAATCTTTTTTCGTGCCTTTGTTTAATAGCAGCATTTGTTTCAGAATCAAGTTTTGTTTTAATAGAACTTATTAGATCGTCAATACTCTCTGGCATTTCTTCTACTTGTATTAAAGTTTCATTAGCTTTGCTTATTGATTTTTTACAAGTACCAAGATGTTCTGTTGTTATTAAATCTAAATCATCACCTAAATCTTCATCGATTACAGTAGCTCCAGTTATTAAAGCTATATCATCTAAAATTTCTTTTCTATTAGTTCCGTATACAGGTGCGTGAATTACGTTTATTTTTATATTACCTTTAACCTTGTTCATAGCTAAAGCACTACTAACTTGTGGTTCTAAATCTCCAATTATTAATAAAGATTTATTTTCTTTGATAACATATTCTAGTATTGATTGAATTTTTCTTACATTTTCAATTTTGTTATTCAAAACCAATACTAAGGGATTGTTTAGCTCTGCTGTTCTTTCTATTTTATTTGTAATAAAATGTTCTGAACTGTAACCTTGTTCATATTGAACTCCTTCTATTCTCTCTACTTCTGTAGTAGGGTTTTCATGAGTTTCCATTAAGACTATCCCTGTATTATCAACACTTTTAAAAGCGTTATAAATAATATCTCCTAAGTCTAAATCGTTATTGGCTGATATAGTAGCTACTTGTTTTATTTTTTCCCCTTTAACAGTTGAGGCGGATTTTTCAAGATATTGCACTACTTTGTTAACAGCCAATTTAATTCCATCTTTTATTTCTCTGGAATTTAAATCTTTTTGTTTGTATGCTTCAGAAATTATAGCGTGAGCTAAAACCGTGGCGGTTGTAGTCCCATCACCGGCTTCTTTAACAGTTTTTCTAGCTGCTTCTTTTATTAATTTTGCTCCCATATTTTCTACAGGATCTAATAGAGTTATACTATTTGCAACAGATACTCCATCTTTTGTTATTTGTGGATTACCAGTATTATCTTCCATTATCACACATTTGCCGCTAGCTCCTAAAGTGGAGCTAACAGCATTTGTAAGTTTTTCTATACCAGTAAACACTTTGTCTCTAGCATCTTCACCGAAGCTTAGATGCTTAACTAAGGTTTCTTTCATTTGATTAAATTAAATTATTGTGTATATATTCTATGCAGCTTGTGCTTCTTTTGCCATAAGGTGTTCTATTATAGCGGCTTGTTCTAGTTTGTATTTTTCTTCTGCTCCTTTAGCTTCTTCTCTTAATTTTTTCTGTGAAGCTTCAGTTAATTTAGCAGATAAATCTTTAGCTATTAGATTACCTTTTTCTTCTCCTACTTCTTTTATTGATTGTTCTAAGTGTTCTTTGTAAGATGTTAGATCTTGTAACTCACCCTTGGCACTTTCTATTCTCTCATCATTTTCATCTTTAGCTCTAGCTATTTCTTCCATTTCTCCAGATAATTGCTTAGCTTCTTGTTTTGAAGTAGCTTGAGTCTCTTCTGCAGAGTCAATTAACGCTTGTTTAGCTTGTACTGTTTCTTCATCTCCTTCTTCCTCTTTTAACTTTTTCATTTCCTCATACAAGGTTTGAATAGCTTTAGCTTGAGACTCAACTTCTGCTTTTTTGTTGTCAAGCGCTGATGTTAATTCTGTTTCTCTATCATCATACTTAATTTTAAGAGCAGCATTAACTTCATCTTCTTGAGTTAATTTTTTTATGTCCATATCAACATTTGCTAATTCTTCTTTTTTATGAGCTTCATAAGCTTGATGTTCTTTAAGTTGAATCTGCTCGTCTTCAGTTAAAGAACCAGAACCTTCAAAGCCGTGTTCAAATATATTTACAATATCTGAGTAATCTGATTTTTTGCCTAATTCTTCTCTTCCTATTCTATAAGCTAATTGCCTTGCAGTAGATGGTTCAGCATGCGTACCCCATCCTTCTTCTACATTTTCCAAAGAAGATTCAATTCTTTCTTTATATAAACATTGAGCTCCTTCTAAATAATCTTCTACTGAATTATAAATGTGAAGTATAGTAACACCTTTACTATTAATGTAATCGTTAGCAACATCTGCAACTTTTATATAAGCTGCAGAATGTGCTGTTCCAAATCGTGATTTATCTATTTTTGCACTAATTGCCATTTTGTTTTATTTAAACGTTTTTACAACTTTAGGTCCTTTTAAGAACTCTAATTTTTTCGAATAATGTTCTATCGATCCATCAATTGCAGCTTCAGCGCCGTCCATTGTTTCTCTTCTAGTAACATCTATCCAGTCCCCTTCTTCAGGGTGTTTATATTCAGTTTGATAAAATCCATTTGGTAACTGTACTATTCTCCAGTTCTTTTTTTTGGTAATATGTTTCCAAAGGTCGATCATTCTTTGATCTGGTCGTGTAGCAGCTGTAAAGCCACTGGTGTATAAAAATGTCATGTTTTTTGGTTTTAATTGTTTAACATTGGTTATTTTTTATAATTACTTATAAGTAATATTTTTTACTATGATATATATAGTCTTATAATAGGTTTGGTAGTAGTCTTAATTCCAGCTCCAGTTGGATATGAGAGGTTGTTAAATAAGTATCCTGTCTCGTCTTGAGCTGTAGTGTTGTAACTCCAGTAGTTATTGAAACCCGTTGTTCTTTGATTTGGATCTTGTCTATTTTCAAATTTAATCATTAATGATCCATTATAACTCCAAGCGTATGGTGTATCAAATAATATTGGTTGCCATTGTTGTGTGTTACTAGTTATTATATCTGAACCTGTAACTCCAGATCCTAATACTTGTTGCCAATTTGTAGTTCCATAACCACCAGTAATATTTATATCTTCTCTACATTGTCCATTAAAAAAAGTAACTGGGGATTCTCCTATATATATACATTGATCTTCTTGTGTCCAAGTAGGAGAAGGATTTGTTCCAGCAGTTCCATTGTATATAGCTACTCCATTAATATCGCCATTAGGAACTCCTGCTGCAGTCAGTTCAGCTGCTGTATATATTATATAACTCCAACCAAATGGTTCTGCTTCATCAAAAGGTGTAAATTCTACGCTAGTATTTCCTATTGTACCTATTTGGTATATAGTACCCGGGATAGGTGAAGGATTGTAACTAAATGGTGAATTTTGTAAATAAAATAATTGTAAAGCTGATCCACTCATTATGTATAGTTTAGTCCATAATTCCAAATACAAAGATTATAATCTGTTACGGTAGTATCATCTTTTTCTATCCACAAATAAGTATAAACATCTACAATTACTTCTTCTTGACTTAGAGGCGCACCTCCTGTAGGTAAAGCACCATTTTGACCATTAACAACTTGGTGAGTTACTGCAGTGTTATTTACAGTTCCTAAAGTTATAGTAAAAGTATTAGGATGTTTAATGTAGATAGTTCCATATTGACCATTTTTAGCGCCTGTGATATTTAGTGTGACTGTAGCAGCTTGTGTATCTAAATAACACGTAGGACTCTTATCTCTTTCTACGTTTAAAGTAAATTTCTGAGGAGTAATACTCTGCAACTCCATCCAATTAATTCTACCACCATTAGCATCTAAAGCAGTCTTTACTTGTAATATATCTCCATCAGCTGGGCCATAACTTCCATTTGTCCATTTACAACTATCATTCAAATACAGTCTTTGAGTTCCTATAGAAAAGAAACTGTTTCTTTCTCCTTGTTGACCTCCTTGATACGGAGATACAATTTCAACCCAACCATCATTATAATTAGTAGGGGCTGATCCAGGGATAAATTGGTTCTGGACAGAAAACCTAATAGTACCTGGATTTTCTTCTCCACCCCAACCACTAATCGCAACACCTGACCCGCTGTTTCTAGTTAATACTGGATCTAAAGATACGGGTGTAGTAGGTTTAGTATCTAATCCTAATGTCTGTATATATATTTTACCATGAGCATCTAGATATGTATCTTCTCCAGAAGTGTTTTCTGAATTAAGATATATTCTACCTCTACCAGTTTGTTTATCGTCATCTCCATCGGTAAATGACTCTATTGTAATTTCTTTATTGTTTGTAGTAGTAAAAGATCTTATTTGAGTTCTAGGGACAGTACCCTGTGTTGGCGTGTTTGTTTGATCATTAGTGCTAAAAGAAAAGTTAGAATTTATTAATTCCAATTCTTTAGTATAATCTTCTCCTGTTATTTGTGTTGCTGCACTAGCATCGTAAACATCTTGCATAGTACTTGAACCGCCACTACCACTTGTTTTTTCTACTAAATCAACATCTGCAATACCACTTCTATACCAATATTCTACTATGTCACCTCCACCTATTATTAATCCAACGGTTAAACCTTCAAATCTTACTCCTGAACTCAATGCAGTATTTGCTGCTAATATTGCCGCGGCTTCATCAACACCTGAATATGGACCGTACTTAACGTCTACTGGAGCATTCGTAGCTACATTTAGGTTATCACTTAAAATTATTGCCATGATTAATTATTCTTTAATTGTATAGTTGTTGCATCTGATGATTTTAATGCAACATAGACTTTGTAATTTACATTTGACCACAATGCGGTAGTAATAGCTTGAGTGCTAGGAGAAGAAAATAATTCTCTATTAGGATCAGCAAAATCTGTTCCAGCTATTGCCCCTGTATTTAAAGCGTTTTCAAACCAAACTGTTTTATCATTCGAGGTCGCTGGTGTTGCAAAAAACATAAAGTTAATACCTGCTGTAGCATTAAATGGTACACTTATGATATTTCCAGAACCTGCAACTTCCTTTGTTGCGTTACCGTTTTGTATTTCAGTAACTACTTCTTGTATGGCGGTTGCATAGACTTGAGTTAAACTAGCTACTGGTATTAATCCCCAGAAATAAGGGTATATTCCACTAACTGAATTAGATGGACTACCTGTGCCAGCAGCAATAGGAGTACCAGAGTCTGTACCTGTACTATCTTTAAGTTGATTACCTTGTAACCATGATATTGATGAACTATAATTAATAGACCCAGAAGCAGGCATGGTAACAGTTTCTGTAGTTGTGTATTCG